TCAACCGATGCAAAACCGATGAGTTTTTCACCGCAAGATTTGGCGTTTTCATCGGGAGAAGCCCGCAAGGTTGAAGTCATTTCTGCAATCTCTGGCGTTCCCGTCACTATGTTGAAAGCGAATGATCCAAACCTTGCAAGCGCAAGAGAGGGTTCATTGGGCTTCTTGCGAAATACGGTTCGTCCATATCTGACACTCGATGAAGCGTTCTTGAATCGTCAGTTGTTGCCGTTGTTCGGGCAGTATGCAGACCAACTGTTCTTGGCTTACGATGACCCTGTTGCAGAAGATAAGCAAATGCAAGCGACAATTGACGCGAGTGACGCAAGTTCAGGAATCAGAACACGCAACGAAATCCGATCCGCGCGTGGTCTTGAAGCCGTTGAAGGTGGTGACGAATTGCTAGTTCCTGCGGGAACAGTTCCGATTGATGTCGCTATCGAACAAGCGCGAAATCCACAACCGATGTTCGGAGCATTTGCAACCGAGCCAGCAGAATTGAAAGCAGACAAATGCCCTGAAGGATCGCATTGGATGCAACCTGACGAAATCCACGCTGAAGGTTGGTGCATGAAAGATGAAGCGCACGAAACATATTCAGCAAAAGAATCGACTGAAACGAAACACGCAAAAGATTGCGGATGTTCCAATTCAATCGTATCGTGCCAGAAGTCTTTGTTTGAAAACCATCGCTCTTTGATTGGTGTCAAGCGCGCGCCAATTGATACGAACAACGCAGACTACAACAGGGTCATTCGACAAAACGAACAATATATTGAAACATTCTTTGATGGCTTGACTTCTGTGTTCAGTGATCAGGTGAACAATTTCTTGGATACAGGAATGAGCGACATAGCATTGTGGGGCGACCATGCTGTTTCACGGCTTGAAGGTTTGTCCAAGGATTTTGTCAAAGAAGTGATGAAGCAATCAGGACAGCAGGAACTTGACAGACTTGTTCCAGACTTGGAATTGAAGTTCGATTTCCTTGATCCTAACCTTTTAAATGCTTTGGAAGATTACACAAGCCAATTGAATACGACTTTGAAAGAAGGCACACAACGAGAACTCGACAGACGAATTGCAACAGGCGTTCGAAACGGATTGTCAACGGATGACATTCGCAGAAGTATCCAAGACTTGTTGGTTGAAGAACCAGATACGGGCATCATCCCAATTCGTGCAAGGGCTGAAATGATTGCACGAACAGAAGTTGCAATGATCCACGAAGAAGCGAAGTTTCAAGCATGGAAAGAATCAGGCGTTGTTGAAAAGAAGCAATGGCAAGTTTCTGCGGGTGCTTGCGAATCATGTCGAACGCTTGCAGTAATGCAACCTAGTCCAATACCACTTGACGAACCGTTTGCGGTCGCAGGACAGCAAGTTGGAAAAATCAGGGTTTGGCGAACGATGCAAACAGCACCGCTTCATCCAAATTGCAGATGCGGAACGATTGAAATACTTGGCGACGAAACACAAGAAGAACTTGAATTTTTAGGACTATAAAATGGCGAACGACAAAATTGACATGAAAGATTACAGCGTTGCTTCAACGGCTGACATTCCAAGCCGAACGGTTGTATCTGTGATCAGCACAAGCACAATTGATGAAGAAGGTGAAGTGATATTGCCAAGAGGCGTTCAAATTCAACGCTTTCAAAAGTCGCCTGTAGTTTTCTATAACCATGACTACAGCGACCCCGTTGCAACTTGTGAATACATCAAAATCAACGATGACAACTTGATTGCATCGACATACTTTCCAGAACGACCCGAAAGCCATGTTGGCGAATGGCGACCCGACACGGTTCTTTCAATGGTGGCTTCTGGATTATGTCAAGGCGTATCAATCGGCTTTTCGTATATCGAAACAAGAGAACCAACAGGCAAAGACCGAAAGCAGTTCCCAACAACGGGAAACGAATTGCGAAGGGTTGTCAGCAAGTCGCGCTTGCTTGAATACTCGTTCGCACCGTTGCCGATGAATGAAGATGCGCTTGTCGTTGCTGTTCAGCGCGGATTTGTCAACACGGATGGTTCGTTGAATGAGCGAGCAATCAAGTCTTGCAAACTCGAACTTGAAGGCGGAGCGCAAAGAAGCGTTCGTTTGATTCCATCACGATCGCTAAAAATAAAGGCGATTGACACCAACAAAATGACCAGAATCGAAATACAAAGATTGCAGGGTCGAGTTTATTGACTCGGTTTTGTATTATATAAATACAGTTTGTCGCAAAATTTGAAATGAGCCGAAGCGTATGCGGGTCGGATATGAAAATCAAGCAAGACAATTTCACTTTTTTACTTATTTAGGAAACTAGAACACTATGAATCGTAAACAACTTTTACACTCAATTCGCAATCTGTCAAAAGATCAATGCGAACAATTGGGCGTTGTAGCACCATTCAAAGGGCAAGGCGGTTTGAAAGCCGTGGAAGCATGGCTTGGCGATGCGACCCTTTTGGATGCTGACGGCAACGCATTACCACTCGAAGCAATCTTTGAAGATGGCGACCCCGCAGAAATTTCACTTCATGCAGGAATGCCACTTGAAGATGAAGCCGAAGAAGCAACAGCAGAGGCAGTCGCAGATGAAGAAGCAGTTCAAGAAATGGTCACTTTGTCCGTTCGTAATGAACTCGCAAAGCGAAAGAACCTTGCATTGCCAAGAACATCAGCAATCACCATGAAATCAACACGAAAAAAATCAGACTCTTTCCAAAGTTCAGAGGATCAATTCCTTGCAGGACAATGGATTGGTGCAAAACTTTTCAACATACCTTCCGCAGTTAAGTGGTGGAACAACAACGCTCCATCAGGAATGAAAGCGCAAGCAACTTCTCCCGATTCTGCGGGTGGCTACTTAGTGCCAGATCCACTTGAACAAAGCATCCTTGATGTTAGAAGTCAATATGGATTGTGTCGAAAAGTTTCACGACTTTTTGCAATGACAAGCGACACGCTTGATGTGCCTTCACTCACAAGCGGTTCGACAGTTTACTATCCTGCCGAAAATGCGAGCATCACAGAATCATCAGCAGTTTGGGGCAATGTGGCACTCGCTACAACGACCCGCGCTTCGCTTATGAAATATTCCAATCAAATTGGTGAAGATAGTTTGTTCAGCATGGCTGACACGCTATCTGATTATATTGGGCGCGGTCTTGCATCCAGAGAAGATCAGGAATTCATTCAAGGTTTAGGAACTTCGGCTTGGGGTTCAGTTTACGGTCTTGGAAATGTTGCAGGTCGTCAATCCGTTGATGGCGCAGGAACAACATGGGCTTCACTGACTCTTGCAAATCTAGTTGATGTTGTCGGCACACTTGCTGACAAGTATCATGCGGGTGCTTCTTGGATCATGTCACGACAGTTCTATTCACAAGTCGTGCTTCGTCTTATTGCAGATGCGGGTGGCAACACAATTGACAGTCTTGGAATCGGTACAACAGGCGTTCAATTCCTTGGATACCCTGTCAACTTCAGTGATCATGCACCGATTGCAACTGCAATCAATATCGAAGCATGCTACTTTGGCAATTGGACTGACGGAGTGGCATTTGGCGATCGTCAAGGTGTACAAATCGCAACAAGCGAGCATGTAAACTTTGCAGAAAACCAAGTCAATATTCGTGGAACTGCACGATATGACATAAAAGTTCACGATGTGAATGCTTATGTCTGTTTATCAACTACTTAATAGTTGAACAATTGAACACAAGACAGGGATGGGCTTTGCCCATCCCTGTCGGACTGTTCGACATTTCAAGGAACAACCATGACAACAAGTTCGACATCAATCACAAGTTTGCAAGCGGTCAAAAGATACTTGCGTTTGACAACATCCGATGATGATCGACTGTTGACGGAGTTGCTTGACAGCGCAACAAATCGCATTGAAGAATTTTGTCAGCGCACTTTCATAACAAAAACATACAAGCAGTTCATCAGTGGATCAGGCACAGGCACTTTGTCTTTGCCGAATTTCCCCGTGACTGCTGTCAGGCGTTTGGCTTGGGATAGGCAAAACGCTTTATCAGTAACGGCAACAACAGCAACCGACTTGCGTGCAACAGTTGAAGTTCAGGACACACAAATCGTATTGAAGCGATGGGATTCTGTTGGTGCGGAAATCGAAACATCCATTGCCTTTGCGGATTATCT